GCCGTGTGCACAAATATAATCATTTATATGTGTCCATGCGGTAAAGGAGTCTGTCCAATACCAACTCCTATCCCATGTAGTCTGCTAACTATAGAAGACAATGGTGGAATTGGGCATATTAGAGTCTGTAATGCAACAACGCTTACAGTCTTTGCACACAAACGTCCATTAGCACGTATATTAGACCCTTTAGGAGTTGGAATACCTGGCTGGTCTTATCCATGTTACTCAGTTATTGCATTTGGACACCCAACTGTGTTAGCATCTTAGTAAATTAACCAAATTAACCTTAAATTATGGCAACTAAATCTGGAATGATGGGTACATCTTATAATACTGATGTAAGACCCAAGAAATCTCGTCAAGGAAAGGGTCAACATACCAAATATTCGGCAACAAGTCGAAATAAAGCGAAAAAAAGGTATAGAGGTCAAGGAAAATAGTCGGAAAACCCTATAAATAGATTATAGCGATAGTAACCGCCTGTAAAAGTTCTTGTTCACACCCAGGAATGACATGGTGATTAGAGTAGACAGAGCAGAATGGTTTATCGCAGAGGGTAAAACGTTAATTACCGACTACCCGAGTGATAAATATTCCAAAAAAGGATGTAAATGCCGAGTTACAGATTCAGAGCAGAAAAATACGTCAGTAGAGGTTTCAAGGACTTAGCAGTCTCAATGAATGCTAACCCTTCTACTAAAGATTTTGGTGCTGTGAAGAATGAGAGAGCAATTTCTCAATCTGTAAGGAATCTTTTATTGACAACTTTTGGCGAAAGACCCTTCCAACCTGAGATAGGGTCTAGAGTCAAGGGACTTTTATTTGAGCAATGGGATGTCTTTGCTGCGGACTCTATTCGCACAGAGATTTTTAACGTTATGGAAAGACTTGAGCCTCGTATTGAAGTGACAGAGGTTAAAGTAGATGATGCATCAGATAATAATGCTATTGAAATATCAATGGACTATGTAATCGTTGGACAAGAGTTAGTCCAAAATGTAGAATTCTTATTAGAGAAGACGTAAAATGCCTGCTATACCGTCACAATTAACTTCTCTAGACTTCTTTGAGATAAAAGAATCAATCAGGTCTTACCTAAGGACTAGGAAAGAGTTTACTGATTACGATTTTGAAGGTAGTGCTGCCTCATATCTTATTGACATTCTAGCCTATAACACATATTACACTGCATTCAATGCAAACATGTCATTGAATGAGGCGTTTTTAGAATCTGCAACTGTTAGAGATAACGTTGTAAGAATCGCTAAACAACTAAACTATACACCTCGCTCAGTCAAAGCACCTAAAGCATGTGTCCATATTAAGGCACAGACTACAACAGGATTGAATGGAATTACATTTCCTGAGTTTTGTGTATTGCATAAAGGGGATGTATTTGTAGCAGACAACGCTCTTGATACATTTACCTTTACATTGACTAGAGATATTCAAGTGCCAGTAGATACAGGCACTGGTATAGCAGACTTCTCTAATGTCATCATCTATCAGGGTAACTTATTATCATATAATTACACAGTTGATTATACTAAGAATCAAGAATACATCGTTCCTGCAGAAAATGTAGATACTGAGTTATTGACTATTGATATATCACCTAATGCTCAGTCAGAAGAGAAAGATACTTACAATCTAGCAGGAAACGTTACATCACTTGATGCAAACTCTCGTGTTTACTATCTTGAAGAAACAGATGACCAAAGATATAAGGCAATCTTCGGTGATGGAGTAATTGGACGTCGTTTAATTGATGGTGAATACATCACTATGAATTATGTTACCACTTATGGTATAGAAGCTAACGGTGCTGACAGATTTGCTTTCATTGGGCAGATAACTGATTCTGATGGTCGTGTCATACCTCCACAGAATATCAAGACAACAACTATGGAGAAGGCTCAGCAAGGTGAAGATGCTGAGACATCATTGAGTATTAAGTTTAGAGCACCTAGAGCATACTCTACACAAAACCGTGCTGTAACTGAGTCTGACTATGAGCACATCGTTACTGAGATATACCCACAGGCAGCGTCTGTAACCGCCTACGGTGGCGAGAAACTAGACCCTCCTGTATATGGTAAGGTTTATGTTGCAATTAGACCAAAAACAGGAAATAAACTGAATGCAGCAACAAAAGTAAAGATTGAAAAAGACTTAAGGAAATTTGCAGTTGCATCTATCCAACCTGAGGTTATTGACCCAACCAGTTTCTATATTATACCAAAAGTTTATGCATATTATGATGGAAATGCTACTTCATTAAGTGGTAGTCAACTTGCTACTAAAATTTTACAGTCAATCGATGAATTTAACAGAAATGGACAAACTGATAGATTCAATAATCGTATTGAGGGGTCTAAATTTGGTGCAATGGTCGATAATTCTGATACAGCAATCTCTGGTAATGTTACACAACTTGCATTAGGTCAGAATTTAGACAAATTTGCCTTTGGACAAGTATTCACACAGTGTCTTAACTTCGGAAACCCATTATACGACCCTAGTAGTTACTCAGGAGACTCAGATGGCGTAATGTGTAAACCTAATTTCTCTGTTGTTAAGTCTGGCACGTTTTATGCTACAGATTACACTGAAGATTTGGTTAATTTGACAACTGGCACTGTATCTAACGCATCAACCTCTAATGTAGTCTTCTCTACTAATGAAACAACGCAAGTTTTAGTCCCTGTTAACATCAGAGACGATGGAATGGGTAATCTTATGTTGGTTACTACTAGAGATGAGACAGAAGTCATCTTAAACGCTTCTGTAGGGACTGTAGACTATCAAACTGGACAAGTTTGCGTAGGTCCTATCGCTATTCAGCAAACACCTGACGGTACAGAGCAACTTCCAATCTCTGTTATGCCAATGTCTCCTACTATTGAGATTCCCCCAGGTGTAGACCCAACTTTCTTTAATCCATCAGTCAATCCTATCGACTTTACCACTAATACTGTGCCGATTCCATCATTTGACCCTAATAACTTTAGTGGTTATAACTTAGGTGACACAAGTGGTCTAAATATCATTGACTACCCCTCTGATACCTTTACGTATCCTGTAGATACCTCTTGTTTCTAGGTGAAGAATGCAAACAAAGAATATTAACGTATCGGATAGAGTTGAAAATCAACTTCCTGAGTTTATCAGGCAGGAAGATAGACAACTTGTAAATTTTCTCTTTGAGTATTACAAATCTCAGGAGAAAACAGGACGTCCTTATGACATTCTGAATAATCTGCTAAATTACCTCAATCTTGACAGTTATACTTCAAAAACGTTGTCAAGCTCTACACTATTGCTTGGTGATATTAGCACGATTGATACAAAGATAGAAATTGAGAGTATTGATGGATTTGTCGAGAAGAATGGCTCGATAATGATTGATAATGAGGTCATTTACTACGAGTCTGTAACTCGAGGACCTGATGCCATCATTACCCCAGGTGTATCGTTTCCACAATTCAATAAAAAGAAGCAACAACTAGAAAATCCATTTACTTCGTTTGATGGAGTCCAAACTCAGTTTCCTTTATCATTTTTAGGCACTCCTGTAGCACCTCCTAGTGCAGAGCACCTAATAGTTGTCACATATAACGATATGTTGACAGCTGGAGTTGATTATACTGTAAATGGCACAAATATAATTTTTACAAATCCTCCTAGAGCAAGAAGTGGTGCTGATGACTCTGAATTTACTCAAATTACATATTTGGTTGGATATGCAGACCAAAATATAATTACTATTGATGCTAGTCCTTATACAGAGTGGCAGGGCACAAAAAATTACCCATTACGAGTAAATACTGTTGCTTATAACCCAACATCTGATATTGGTCTAATAATTAACAAGAATGGTAGGTTACAAGAGCCATATACTGATTATACTGTTTTTGAGACAACTGTAATTTTCAAAAACCCGATTGGTGCTGCAGATGAGATTGATATAAGGTCTGTTGAGTATATTGCTCCTTCATACGGTAGTGGTGCAAGTGCAGTTGTTGCTGTAAACGCAAATGGCGAAGTTTCTAGGATTATTCCTAAAACAGGTGGTGAGAAATATCGTTTAGACTTTAATCCTAAGGTAACTATCACTTCTAACGAAGGAAGTGGTGCAACTGTTAGGTCTTTAATTGGTGGTATTAAGAATATCAACCTAATTGATGGTGGACAAGGATATTCTTCATATAACCCTCCTATTCCTGTTGTAGCAGTACCTACAGACACTAATGGCACTCCTGCAAAGGTTTCATTGACTGTTGACGATACAACTGGTCAAGTTGACACTATTACTATAGATGATAGTGGAAGTGGGTATGGTTTTATCCCATCTATCACATTTAAAAACCCATCAGGTGCTACAATCAGTCCTTGCACGATTGATAGTGAAGGCAGAGTAAATGTCGACAGTATTTCTGTATTAACAATGGGAAGTGGTTATTCTAACCCTCCTACTGTTTATATTGACCCTGCTCCTGCTGATGGTATCAATGCACAAGCACAAGCAAGAATAAATCAAGATGGTCAAGTATATGAGATACAAATAACTAACAGAGGTAGAGGATATGTAACTGTACCTAGAGTTAAGATTGTAGACCCTGTTGGTGCTCAAGTTTTAGATGTTACTGTTGCATCTGGGTCAGTTACTAACATTGAAATGTTAACAGGTGGTAGTGGTTACAATGATGCACCATCTGTGTATATTGTTGACGATAGGAAAGATGGATTTGGCGAACCTATCGGTGGTACTGGTGCAACTGCAGCAGCAACTATATTCAACGGTGAAATTACTGATATTAACATCACTAACTTTGGTAGTGGATATTCTACAGAGTTTCCCCCTAGAATCTTTATCGCTGCACCTAAAGCAGCAAGAGCATCTTTAGATGTTGGATTTGACGAAGTTACTGGATATGACGTAATAGAGCCTGGTAGTGGGTATTCACCTTCTGCCTTTTTAAACTGCTCTAGAGGCGTTTCTGGTGCTGTTACATACGACAATTATCATAACGAAGTATATGCTAGAGAAGAGCAATTAAGACAGTCTAATCACCCTGCAGGAGCATCGGTTGTTAATTTAGATAGTCTTTTTATAAGAGAAGTATTTGATAAGTTTAGAAGACAATATTTGCCTACTTTAGACATTGATTTTTCTAAAGTAAACCCAGTACAAGTCATTAAGAATATTGGTGACTTCTATGTTTCAAAAGGTACAGAATTAGCAACCCAATATCTGTTTAAAATTCTTTTTGGTGAG